TTTTTACCCACAGCTAAGTGAGATGAATCAGCACCAGCGGCAGGAACACTAGCACTTGTGTTAGCCATTACTGACAAAGGCGCACTAGGCGAACTAGTACCAATACCCACACGACCTGCTGAGTCTATGCGCATGCGTTCTGTTGAACTCTGCCCAGAGGCATTTGCGTTAGTAAGTTGATTAAAGGTTAAGTCACCTGTAGCAGTACCTATAAGGACGTTGCCTTTAAACCCACGAGTTGTAAATGTGTTGCCAGAATCATCGGCATCACAACTAAAGCCAATGAAAGGTTGTCCATTGGTATACTGCGCACCTAAAGTACCGTAGTAACCAGACGTTCTGTTACCATGTCCAAACTCTATGTTAGCGCCGTTGCGTCTAAGATTAAAGATAGCTGATGTCTGTTGTGGAACACTTCCTAATCGCAAAGACTCCGCAGACGCATCCCAGAACAACTTAGGCATTGTGCCTGTGTCCTCGTAGAAGCTGATGTCTCCGTTGCCTTGTATTAAAGCTCTATTTAAAGGGGATTCTCCACCAGTAGACGTTTTAAAGTACATACTACCTCTACCCGCGCTGTCCTCTGCTTGTACAGTAATATTGGCTCGATTAGCTGCGCCTACTCCTGAAGCGTCAGCAGAGTAAAACTCAATATCGCCTATTACTTCGCCAGCGTTTATTGCAGTATCTGTAGACTTTAACGTTATTGTTGAGCCTGTATTTTGTTCAACAGTAAGCCCATCCATCGTGGCTGTGCCAGTAACGTCTATGCCTGTGGGGGTGGTGGCTAGTTTGGTTGAACCTCCCGAACGAAGCTCAACTGTGTTGTCATAAAACCTAGCACGAGTTTGCGAAAGATTTCCGTTACCAATATCGACATAGTTATCGCCACCTATAAACAAAGCACCAGTGCCAACATCCTTAATAGCTGAATAAGAACCTGTGTGAAATATCTGTAGATCATCACCAGCACCCAGCAATAGCTTACCGTTGTCAGGTAGGTCTACATTGCCAGTTACGTCAATACCTGTGGAGGTGGTGGCTAGTTTGACAGAGCCGTTGTGATAAACATAAGCAGAGCCGTCAGTTAAACCTAAAAAGATGTTTTCATTAGAGGCATTCCTTAGGGCTATTTCATTGGAACCTTTAAGGTAAAGACCGCCCGTCCCTGTGTCCGAAACATAACTATTACTACCATCATGATAAATCTGTAGGTCATCACCAGCACCGAACGTAGCCTTGTCGTTGTCGCCAAAAGCTATGTTGTTGCCGCTAGTTCGGTTTCCAAGTGCTAGTGTTTGTGCCAGAGTTTCGCCGCCAGCATCTGTGCTAGTAATAGTAAAGTTGGGGTAAGTACCAGTAATGGCAGTGCCGCCTGCACCAGTGAGGGCCACAGTTTGATCAGGAGCCGAGTTAGCGATTTCTCCACCAGCAGACAATGTGATTCCAGTGCCAGCAGACAAAGCTGCAACTACATTAGTAGTATCTGTAACATCTGCACCAGCTTCGATACCATCTAACTTAGTACCATCAACAGAGACATCGCGACCATCTACTGTAGAATTGGCAGCCATGAGAATGTTATCGCCGCTAGACACTGAAATGTCAGTACCGCCCGTAACGTTACCAAGAACTAATGTTTGCGCTAAGGTTTCATTTCCGCCAGTAGTTACAATTACATCCCCAGATGCGTCAAATCCTAAGGTTTTGTTGGCTCTATCAGCCTCTAAGGGGAGCTTTAAGTTTGCACTTGGCTCTACATCTTGCAGCCCAATAGAACGATCAATGTCAGTCTCAAGCTGATTCATGGCCAGGTAGGCTTTGTCAAAGTCGGCATTAACATCTGATGCCAAGAAGTCACCAGCATTCTGGTACTCGGTTGTGCGGGTAATAGGCATTGCCAAAAGAATAGACAGCTTACTTCCAGAAGAAGCACCAACTGTTAAAATTACATTACCACCGTTTTCATTCCCCACATTAGAAACGTTATAATCATTATTAACAGTAAGCTCTACGCCATCCTTCAAGACCTTTAAGTCAGAGGCAGATAACACTTTAAGCGTATAGGCAAAAACAGTTTGACTATCTGATGCAATATAATCGTTTCTAGTTACTCCGCCAGTTACAGGCATAACAATTCCCCAAGAATAATGTTCATAAATATGTTCTCAATTATACTAAAAATTGGTTAAAAAATATACAGCTACTCGGCTAATCTTTCGATTCCGCGAACGATTGATAGGTTCTGAAAAATCAAAAGTCTTCGTAAAGCCCTAACGTCTGCATCAGTCATCGGCTCGCTGCTTGTAAGAGCATTACTAGCTGCCACAGTGGTACTTAGCAGGCTACCGAATGTTGGCCCTAATATTGATTCTGATACACTGCGAGACACAAACCTAGATGCTGGGGCGCTAATGCCAAGCAGGGGTCGCAACCCAACAGAGTTGCTGGAAATCTTCTCGAAAGTATTATTGATCTCACCAAGAATACCAACAGCACCTGATCGGTCAATACCCTCAACTACCCATGCTGCTGGATCATCACTTGTCTCTCTACCTGCAATGTTTGACTTGAGGTAGTACGAAAACATACCCATGCCCACTAATGAGATAGCACCACCAATAGCGTTGTGATCTTGACCCTGTACGCCAGCAACAAGTACGCGTTGTGTAGCAGATAGTATGAAAGACCTGAACTGACCAATACTCTTGCCCAGCTCGGAAGACATAAAGAGAGGCTTCTCCTGGCCTGGCATGATGATTACTCGGTCAGATTCCTTACGCATAGCGGCACCCCACATACGCTCCAAGTCTGGACGATCCCAGTTCTTAGCGTTAGTGATCCACACCCCGTCTTTATTTTTTCCATGCTTTTTGACTTGCGCCATCATGTCTTTGGCTGACTGCTCATCAATACCTAGTCGCGCCAATCGCTTGTCAAACTTGCCCTTAGATAGCCCATCAAAGATAGAGGTCTGCATGGTAACAGCGTGTAACTGCTTCATGCCTGAAGTCCAGTAATCCAAGAAGTTAATGCGACCAAACTTATTAGCAGCCGATCTAAGGCCTCTTTCGACCATTGTGCCGCCCTGCGTGTAATCCCCTACGTCAGCTATTACTTCTGCCTTACCTGACATTAGAACGTCCGTACCGATGCCGTAACGCTTTGCTTCTGCTGCCGCCAACTTGAACTGCTTAGTGTTGGTTGCAAGTGCGCCTAATCCCCTAGAGAATGTTTTGGTAAAGCCCTCGGCCATAACGATACGCGCAGCATCTGGCAAGCTCGATACAGTCACGCCACCCAACAAACGAAGGTAGTTAAGGTCACGAGATGACCTGCCAATACGAGTCCATACATTGTCTTCTTGGAAGCCATACACGCCCCTGATGCGATCACGCATACCAGCAATGTCAACAATATCGGAATCCATCTTGTTGCCCAGCTTGATGCGTAGCTTATCTTTCTGGATGTCCGTTAAGTCATTTCTGTCTTTGACCGCCTTGGCTTGGTCTGAGTAGTAATCTCGAATCTGCTTTATTTCGTCTTCAAGAGTTACACCGCCAAACTTTCGAGTAAGCTCAATGTCAGCACCAGTCTGCTGTAGGTATCTCGTGCCCAAAGATACGATGTCATTCTCAAGGAACTCTTCGATAAGCTCGTCTTCAATAACAAACCTACGTTGTTTTAATGGGCCTCTTAATGCAGTACCCGATAAACTTGATCCTTTACTGCCTGAGTTAAACCCCTCGCCCATCTTCCAATCATATGGCAAACGTCCGTCAGGAGTGCCTAGAATGCGCTGGTGAATCTGTTGAGCAATATTCTCATAGTCTTCTGGCTCAAAGTCCTTACCCTTCTTAAACTCTGCCTTGTCTATAATTGCCTGTAGCTTTTTTCTATCTCCATCTGCTGCTTTCTTGCCACCTTTCTTTGCTGCCTTAGATACAGGAGTAACTTGATCTGGAGTAAATGTCTTGCTTGCTGTAGTTCCCAGCTTCTTATTAACAAACTGCACAACAATATTATTATCATCAGCAAACACAACTTTGCCAGTGTTCCCTCTATCTCCAGCTCTAACAGTAGAGCCAACAGGAGTCGGCCCAACAGCACCATCCGCTACATCAGCAACATCTCCCGCATCCAGCTCATCAAGTTTAACCTGAGCATCCTTAGCATTTTGGTATAGAGTCTGGTCTTTGTCGTTTAACCACTTAGACACCTTAGATATAAACGATGGCATATTGGCTTGGAGCTTCTGCTTGTTGTAGACCCGATTGAGGTAATTCACTGAGGTAGAAACATCTACGTCATCAGGGAGCATATTAAGCTCAATCATCTCGTCACGCAGGGGATTATATAGCTCGTTGCGCCAGTATTCAGCAGATGCTTTCACCTGAGGGATCTCACTATCGCCTGTACGAACTGCCCTAGATACGGCCTCATTAAACTCTCTGCGGCTTAACACTGGTTTCTTTGGGTCGTAAAATGTTCTTGTTGCTGTTTCTGTTCTTTCTTGTTTTACCACTCCACCAAGTTTTTTGTACTCAGCGTAGAGCTTATTGTTATTGTCGATAGAAGAGTAAAGGCGACCACTCTTGATCTTGGATAGGGACTCAACAGACTGTAGTGGAGCGCCATCAACGTCAACAGGGTTCTCTGCAAGCATATTGGCTACTCTACGAGTAACGAGAGCATCACTGGTCATAGTGCGAGATAGGGGATCAAAGCCAAAAGCCTTAACCAAGCCCTTAGCTAACTTACCCTTTACCTCAAACGTACCTTCTACTGTCTTTGCTGCACCAACACTGTCATAACCTGCCGCCACATTAGCAGCATCAAGGGATGGGTTCTCACCTCTAGCAATCTTTCCTTCCGGATCCATCACATCAGCAAGCTCTTGGACAGCCTTCTCGTCAATACCGTAGTTGCCCAGCTTGTTTGCAGCAACGCCCAGAACACCGCCTAACAGCACTCCTGCGCTCATGTTAATAGCTGACTCACCGTAAGTCCTTGTAAGCTGTGTAGAGTGTAATGCGGCCTCTTGAATGGCAGTCTCAACTCCCACGAGGGAGCCTGTAACAGCGGCACTACTCAATATGCTTTTACCTGCACGATAAGTGTTAGCAACTGCACCCCCGATAGTCAGGAGTGATATAGGGTCAGCAATAGCAATAGGCAGACCAAGAACAAACGATGTGGCTCCACCCTGAGCGATTGTTTCCCGATCTTGGCGTTCTCTAGCATACTGGCTTCTAACGGCCTCTAGCTCGCTGTCATTGTCTGCATATATAGCAGTCGTCACAAACCCTTCATCTGACTTCTCTTCCTCAGTAAACATAGAGTAAGCATCAAAGGTGGGGTCATCCTTTGTGTCAGGAAGTCCAACAGCTTCAGTAAAGAAAGAACCAACAATATTTTCTTGGCGAAACAATGCGCCAGCAATATCACCTACTGATGGCTCATCAAGTTCCTCACCGATCTGTGGACTATAAGAAGCTACCCTTTCTACTAGCTGTGTCTCTGGCATTGGCACAAATGGCATATTACTTATTCCCCTACGCTTGGTTCGCGAATTATATCCTGAATGTCTATGACCTCATCAGTAGCCTCAAAAGGCTTTCTATTGAGCGACTTAACGTAGTCATCACTAGCATTTTCGATTCCGTCCATTATAGCGTAAGCAGCTAAACCAATGTTCTCAAGTGTCGCTGGCAGACCAGTGGCAATAACTAACTTCCTCATGTTCTCAGGAGTAACCAACGATGGAATACTTGCTACCGACTCTACGCCCTTAGCTATAAGCGCCCCAGCACTTGTACTACTTTGCAGGGTCTTACGCATTCTTTCACGATCTTCTTGCGCTCTAGGAGTATCAAGCCCCAAACTAACATCAAGCTCACTACGCTTCTCTCTTACTTCTTCAGGTGTTCCAAAAGGTGTCATTCCTTTCTCAGCATTGATCTCAATGTTTTTATTCTGACGCTTAGTAAACTCTGCAACGTCAGGAATAAAGCGGTCTGTTGGCTTCAGTCCTGGCCCCACAACAAACACGCTCTCCAAAGTGCCAAACTCATTCTTAATCATAATACGATATGATGGCTGT